CAAATACTAAAAGATTTAAAAAAAGAGATATAATTTTGTCAAGTCGTAGAACACCTAACCCCGATTACCGGCGCGTTACACCTTCTCACTAAAACAACTAACTAACAGGAGAACCATGTCTAATACTTTTTTAACTTCTCTCCGTGAGAAGCGCGAATCAAAGACATCTCTAATTCAGGCAACTTTAGATCGTGCCGCAGAAGAAGCACGCGATCTATCCGAAGTTGAGTTGGCTAATGTAGAAGCCCTTAACCTAGAGATCAAAAAGTTGGATGAGCGAATTGAGCAGATGTCCGATATTGAAATCCGCAATCAAAAAGCCGCAGATCTAGCCGCTAAAGTTGATGCGAATATTGAGCCAAAGAAAGAAGCACGCGCAGGTGGCTTTATAGTTACAAGCGAACAACTTACTTACTCAGAGAGATCAAGCAATGATTTCTTAACAGATGCTTTAAAAGCACAATTTAAAACTGATGCTGAAGCCGGTGCGCGTATTGCACGCCATCAACAGGAAATGGCAATTGAAAAGCGTGCAGTTGGTACATCCAATTTTGCAGGCTTAGTAGTGCCACAATACCTAGTTGATCTATATGCACCATTAGCACGCGCAGGCCGCCCATTCGCGGATGCCGCACGCAAGCATCAATTACCAGCACAAGGTATGTCAGTGGTTATCTCTAAGATAAATACTGGTACTACAACTGCATATCAAACATCTCAGAACACTGCCGCAGTATCACAAGATATTGAGGATACAACCCTAACTGTAAATGTAAACACAATTGCAGGCCAACAATCAGTATCTAAGCAAGCATTACTACGCGGATACAACATTGAGGGAATTGTTTTAGGTGATTTGATTCGTGATTACCACACTAAGTTGGATAACTCACTTCTAAATGGTACAGGTTCAAATGGCCAGCCATTAGGACTTGTAAACATGACAACTGGAGTTCTAGTAACTTACACCGCTACAACCGGTACAGTTGCAGGTTTGTATCCAAAGATTGCAGATGCAATTCAACAGATTCAAAGCAATATCTATGTAAATCCAAATGCAGTAATCATGCACCCACGCCGTCTAGGATTCCTATTAGCCGGTGTTGATAGTTCAAATAGGCCGTTGATTGTGCCGCAGGCATACAACCCTATGAACGCAATGGGTACAGGTAATGGCGTGCCTACTTATGGTAACTCAGGTTACTCAATTCTAGGATTGCCAATTATTGTGGATGCCAACATTGCAACCAATAAGGGTGCAAGCACAAATCAAGACACAATCTTTGTGGTTGATTTGAACGAAACCCATCTATGGGAAGAACCAGCCGCACCAACCTATGTAACATTTGAAGAACCAAATGGCAAGGTTGCAATCAATATCGTTCTATTCGGTATGTCAGCATTTACCGCAGAGCGTTATTCAAAGGCTGTTGCACAAATTAACGGAACAGGTTTAGCAACACCAAGTTTCTAAACCAATAAGTTTCCAGGCCGCTACCCTTCCAGTGGCCTGGATTCTAACTATGATCGGTATTTAATGAATGGAGTTTGTCTAATGTCCCAGGGCAGTACAGGATTTGGATACCGATCATGGCTATAACAAATGGATATGCAACATTAACTCAAATTAAAGGCTACATGTCTATATCAGATAATACTGATAATGATTTGTTAGAAGATTTGATTGAATCAGCATCACGCTCAATTGACCGGATTGCTAATAGAAGATTTTATTTAGATGCAACTGCATCAGCACGCCTTTATCGTGCTTACTCAGATATTTTTGTTTACATAGATGATCTTGGTAGCACAACAGATTTAGTAGTAAAAACTGATTCAAATGGCAATGGCACATACTCAAAAACTTTGACTTTAAATCAAGATTATATTTTAGACCCATTAACCGCACCATCTTTAAGCCGACCATATACCCAATTAACAATGGTATCTAATACTGAATCATGGCCAATATTTCCAGGACTTACACAAAATGGATTACGCCCAGGTGTACAAGTAACTGCAAGATGGGGTTGGCCGTCAGTGCCGGATGATATAAATATGGCCTGTTTAATTCTTACTGCCGATCTATACAAGCGTAAAGATGCCCCAGGTGGAATTTTAGGATTAGGTGATTTAGGGGTTGTAAGAATGTCACCTCTAGGTAGAGATGTAACCGCAATGGTTAGAGCATATAAAAAAGAAGTGGTTGCATGACCCCAAGTACAGTTAGAGATAATTTGAAAACTGCACTGCAAACAATAACCGGCTTGCGTGTATTTGATTATGTCCCTGATTCTACAAATATTCCAACCAACAACGCCTTTGCAATAGTTGGCCAATTATCTATGAACTATGATTACACATTAAACCGGGGTTTTGATTCTGCATCATGTCAGATCATTGTTGTAGTAGGCAGAATGAGTGAAAGAAATGGGCAAGAAAGATTGGATGGGCTACTTGCTTCATCCGGTTCAACTTCAATTAAAACCGCGATTGAGGCTGATAAAACATTAAGCGGTGCTGTACAAACTCTAAGGGTTGTGTCTGCATCCCCTGGAACAATAACATCCGCTAATATTGATTACCTAAGTTATCAATATTCAGTAGAGTTGATAGGTTAGTAAGAGAGGAAAACTATGGCCATATTTATGGGTAACAAAGTTGCCGTGATAGTAGGTACAACTACCATTACTGATCATGTCAGCACTGTAAGCCTAGCACGCGAAATTGATCAGGTAGAAATCACCAGCATGGGCGATAATATACAAAATATGATAGGTGGGGTAGAACGCCCTACACTAAATTTAGAACTGTTCAATGATTTCGCCGCCGCATCAGTAAACGCTTTGTTTGAAGATGCACTAGGTACTAAACTGAATATCAAATTGATACCAGTAGCAGGAACAGTAACCGCAACAAATCCAAGTTATACAATGTCATGCCTTATTTCATCATGGACACCTGTAAATGGTGCTGTTGATGCGGTAGCAAGCGTGTCAGTATCTTTACCTGTAACTGCATTAACAAAATCAACCAGCGCGTAATAAGAAAAGGGTGGGACAATGCACAAAATTGAAATTGTTAAAAAAGATGGTAAGAAAGTAACCTATGATCTTACGCCATCCGCAAAGGTGGCATTTGAATCCGAATTTAAAACCGGGTGGCGTAAGCGTCTAGGCGAACTACAAATGGAATCAGATTTGTGGTGGTTTGCTTGGAGATTGGAAAAAGATTTAGGCAAAACCGATTTAGCCTTTGGTGATGATTACATCAATCAATATTCAGATGTTGATTTGGTTTACGATTCAAAAAATGGATAGACCGCCACGGCCAAATTTATGAGGTCGCATCCGTGGCGGTGGCAACAGGTATTAGCCCTAAAGATTTATTAGAGGTTGATCCAGCGATTTATTCAGCAATTAAAGCCATCTTGCAAGAACGCCATTACAACAACAAGAAGGCAACAGTTAGGCGAAAGTAATGATTAAACCAAGATACGCAGAACTTCCTGGCCGTACTAGATCATTGGCGGCAGTGCCATCAATCTATGTTGAAAATTTAACTGAACTTCTTGAAAAAATGAAAAAGGTAGATCCTGAGTTACAAAAAGAATTTAGAAGGGAATTAAGCAAGGCTGTTAAGCCCGTTGCAAAATTAGCGCAAAGTTTTGTACCACATTCACCATTTCCAGGGTGGCGTGATGTTGAACCAAACTACCCACCACAATGGGGTTGGGCTAATGACAATGTTCACCGGGGTAGAACAATTGGCGAAAATAAAAGAAGCCGTTGGAAATGGTCGCAAACAGAAGTTATACGCGGCATAAGAGTAAGCACGGCTAAAAGTAAAGTACAAAGAATTAAAGGCGTTACATTTGGTGTAACTGCAATAGCCGTGATAAATAAATCTGTACCAGGTATAATTTATGAGTTGGCAGGATTTGGATCATCACGCTCACGCGCAAGAACTAGGCGCATAAGCCGTAACCCAAATGCTAGTGAATCATTTATTGGTAAATTGCAAGGTACTGCCAATAGTGGTGCTTACAAAGAAAAAAGATTGATTTATAGGGCATCACAACAATTAGGTGGCCAAGTAAATGATAATCTATACGGCGTGCTTAAAAAATATCTAGGCAAAGAATTTAGAGGTTAAACATGGCATTAAGTCAATATGTTGCGATTAACTTCCTTACTAAATTTGATAAAAAAGGCTTAGAGCGTGCCACAAAAGAGTTAAAAGGTTTTGACAAGGTAGTTGCAACTGGATCATTTAGATTAAGGGCTTTTGCAAAAGCCGGTGGAATAGCCGCCGCCGCAGGTATGGCTTTGTTTGCTAAACGCTCAATTGATGCGGCTTTAGCCCAGGAAAGATTAGACAAACAATTACAAATATCTTTAAAAAGTATTGGTCAAGAGTTTGAGTTACCCGGTGTTAGAAATTTTATAGCCGATTTACAAAGCGCAACCAATATTTCAGAAGATGAGTTAATACCAGCGTTACGCCAACTGATTTCACAAACTGGAGATTTACAATCATCTCAGGTTTTATTAAGCAAGGCATTAGATATATCAGCCGGTACAGGCGCGGATTTAAATAGCGTGTTAAATGCTGTAAATAAAGCGGCAATTGGAAATTATGCGGCAATTGGTAAATTAGGCGTTGGTTTTACGGCGGCTGAAGCCAAATCAATGGGCTTTGTAAAGTTAATGCAAAGTTTAGATAAATATACAGGCGCGGCAGAAGATCAAACTAAAACCTTTGCAGGTCAATTAAAATCATTTCAAATTAGTGCCGGCGAAGCCACTGAAACTTTAGGACAAGGATTTTTAACTGCCGCTTCAATTATTGCAACTGGATCAGATGAGTTGGATGTTTTTGGTAAAAAGTTAGAAAAAGCGGCAACTACGGCTTCTGATTTAGCAGTGGGTTTGAGTTTAGAATTTGCAAAAGAAGGATTGGGCGCTTATTTAGATTTAGCACAAATTGGGTTAGAAGGATTAGTTGGTGATTCAAATGCTTTACAAAGAATTCAAAAACAAGGGAATAAATTAACACAAGAACGCATATTAAAAGAAAAGGGTTTGTTTGGGTTATCCGGTTCTGTTTTAAGTGAACTAGAAAAACAGAGCAAGACTACAAAACGCCAACTTAGTTACAGCGAAATATTAAAGAAAATTCAGGCTGATATTTTGGCTAGAGAAAAATCCACAACAAAAGAAAAAAGAGCGCAACAGGATTTAGAAAAAAAGAAGGCTGAATTATCGGCTATGTTTGATCTTGATCGCATTAACTTACAAGCGGCGTTGAGCCGTAAGTTAAATGGTGAAGATGAGTTGCGTGTAAAAATATTGCAAAAGTTAGAAGATGGCACTAAAGCCGCAGTTGATGAAGCACAACGCTATGCTGATGTATTAAGGGTAATTGAAGATGGCCAAATCACTACTGCCGAAATTGATATGTTGGCTAAAAAATGGGGCATTACAACTACTGAAGTTTTGATTTATTTACGCACACTGTTTATGGCTAATGAAGAATTGCGTAAGATGTTGGCATTGTTAGATGAAATTGCAAAGAAAAAAATTAACGCACCTTCTATCTATTCGCCAAGTTATTTTAATGATTTAGCCAAAACTTTAGTTGGCACACCTAATTATGCCGGCATGACAGAAAAAGAAATTGCGGCTGAAAGATATAGGGAAAGCGGCGCAATTTATCGGGGCATACCGCTTATGGCTGAAGGTGGCGTTGTAACACAACCTACTTTGGCAATGATTGGCGAAGCCGGTGCAGAAGCGGTAATTCCATTAGATAAAATGGGTAACATGGGTACAAATGTAGTAGTCAATGTAGCCGGGTCAGTTATATCAGAAGGTGAATTGCAATCTGTAATTCAGGATGCTTTGTATAACTTAAATAGATCAGGTGCGGTAACTCAATTAACTAACTTAGGTAGATAATGCCAGCCGCAATATTTAAAGCAGAGATTGACTTCTCCGGCGGTGCTTCATTTGATCCGAGCCTTGTGCTTGATGATCCTGCAACACCTTTGGATTTTTCTGTATTGGGAACAGCCGCCGCAGATGTAATTGATATAACTGACTTTGTAACTCAGTGTTATATCCGCCGTGCATTTAATAGATCATCAGATTCTTTTACCGGTGGTACTGCACGCATTACCTTTGTTGATGAAACCGGTCAATTTAATCCAGCCAATACCGGTTCTTCTTTGTACGGCAAGATTAAACCTATGCGTAAGATTCGCTTTACGGCAGAGTATTTAGGTGTTACATATAACTTAGGCTCTATGTATGTACAGGAATGGAATTACCAAAGCCCTACTGGATTTGATCCAGCCTATGTAACTTTATCATGCGTAGATGGATTCCAATTATTAAACCTAACTACAATCACATCAGTGAGTGGCGGTATAACCGGACAAACTACCGCACAAAGAATTTCAAGTTTGTTAGATGCAGGTGAGTGGCCAGGTGGTATGCGTGACATATCTACAACTACAACCACAACAGTGCAGGCAGATGCCGGTAGTTCAAGATCATTACTGGCCGCGTGCCAGGAAGTTGAAGCCACCGATTTAGGTTCTTTTTATATGGATCAACGCGGCTATGCAAAGTTTTTATCACGCACCGACATTATTACCGCATCAGGTGGTGTGACAACAGCCTTTAGTGATGTACCAGGCTCAGGTGACATTACCTATCAGGCAGTGGAATTTGATATTTCAGATTATCAAATGATCAATAAAGTAACAGTTACCCCAACAGGATTGACCGGCCAAACTGCCAGCGATACGGCAAGCATTGATGATTACTTTCAGCATAGCCGGGTAAGAAACGGCATTATGCAAACAGAAGCGGATGCGTTGAATCAGGCAAAAATGATTATTGCAAGCCGAAAAGAGCAGGGCGTAGATTTACAGTTAAACTCATTAACAGTTGATGCTTTTGGTGAGGATGATTCTAGCCGGGTGGTAGCGGCTTTGAACTTAGATGTATTTGACCCAATAGAAGTAACTCAAACTTTACCGGCAGGCAATGTGGTTACAGATAGCGTAATAACAGGCCTTACCTATCAGATCACCCCTAAATCTTTTTTAGTAACTTTTACTTGCGCCCAACCTTTTGCATCAGGTTTTTTGCTATCATCAGATGTGGATGGAAGGCTTGATGAAGATTCATTGGCTTATTAAGGAGTATAGATAGATGGCAACCTTTTCAGTTGGTCAGGTACTAACGGCGGCTCAGATGAACTCTATCGCCAACCTTTCAGTTAGAACAGTAACAGCCACATCAGATACCTTAGTTGTAACTGATGCAGATAATAAACTTATTACATATTCAAATACAGGCACAACTACTATTACAATTCCGCCATTTACAGATGTAGCAATCACCACCGGATCGGTGATAAATGTTATTAAAATTGGTAGTGCAGGAACAGTATCTATTATTCAAGGATCGGGTGTAACCATTGCATCAACTGGCGCAACATCTACTAATCCAACAATAACAAAACAATTTGGCGCGGTGTCTTGTATTAAAGTTAGTACTGATAGTTGGTATGTAGTTGGTAGGGTCACTGAGTAATAATGAATATTTTAGGGATATTAACTCAACCATCAGCACCACCTACATTTTCAATTGATTACTTAGCAGTTGCAGGCGGTGGCGGTGGTGCTTCAACTGATGCAGGTGCTGGTTCATCAGGCGGTAGCGGTGGTGGTGCAGGCGGCTACAAATATGAATCATTTTTAATAAATAAAGGTGTTAATTATTCTGTAACTGTAGGTGCAGGTGGTTCAGGTGGAACTGTAGGAAGCAATAATGCTGGCGTAGGAAGTAACTCAATTTTTTCAACCAATACACTTATTGGTGGTGGTAAAGGTGTTACTTATGGCCTTAATGGTGGTAATGGTGGATCAGGTGGCGGCGGTGGTAATGGCCTCGGTATTGGTGGAATTGGTACTTCTGGTCAAGGAAATAATGGTGGTAATGGTGCAGGTGTAGTTGGTTCACCAATTTCTTACGCTGCTGGCGGCGGTGGTGGTGCTGGCGCTGTTGGTGTTGATGCAACTCTTAATGTTGGTGGTAATGGTGGATCAGGTATTGCCGCATCTATTACTGGAACATCTGTAACAAGAGGTGGTGGCGGCGGTGGTGGTGTTGCTATTAGTGGTAGTGGAACACCCGGTAATGGTGGTGCTGGCGGCGGTGGTAATGCAGGTGCGGCAAGTGGTCAAGCAGGTTTTGCTGGAACTGTTAATACCGGTGGTGGTGGTGGTGGTGGTTCACAAGCCCCAAGTCCATTTACTAATTATGCAGGCGGTGCAGGTGGTTCAGGTATAGTTATTTTTAGATACCCAACTGCTAGCATGACAATTACAATTGGCGCAGGTCTTACTGGTTCAACTTCAACAGTTGGCTCAGACACTGTAGCCACAATAACTGCTGGCACTGGAAATGTGAGTTGGGCATAATGGCACATTACGCTTTCTTAGATGAAAATAACATTGTTACCGAAGTTATCGTGGGCATTGATGAAACTGAATCAATTGAAGGATTAGATCCTGAAACATGGTATGGGAACTTTAGATCACAAACCTGTAAAAGAACTTCATACAATAATAGAATTAGAAAACAGTATGCAGGTATTGGATATAAATATGATGCTGATGCAGATGTGTTTATTTCACCACAACCTTATCCATCCTGGTTATTAAATGATGAATTTGATTGGCAACCACCAACACCAAGACCAAATGAAGGTTTATGGCAATGGGATGAAAAAAATAAGCAATGGCAACCATACGAGAATTAACTAGCCCTAATGGTTGGCCGGCTAGTGAAGATCGTAAGGCGTTAGGCATTGAAACCTTTACAGTGCCAGGTACAAAGATTAGGTTTGCATGTGCCAAAGCCGTTGCACCAATCCTGGTAAATTTCGCTAAAGATTTCCATGAGTTAGTTGAGCCAATAGATCAAGGCCAATTAGATGATTGGGGTTATGCCTTTAGGCAGACCCGGGGATCAGATAAAATTTTAAGTAATCACGCATCCGGTACAGCCATAGATTTAAATGCAATTAAGCATCCTTTGGGCAAGTCAAATACATTTAATAAGGATCAGCGTAATACAATTAACCTACTAATAACTAAATATGGTTTGACCTGGGGCGGTAATTACAAAAGGCGTAAAGATGATATGCACTTTGAAATTGCGTTAAATCAAAATGAGGTTAAACAAAAAATAAAACAGTTAGGATTAAAATGAAATTAGATGTTAAGAAAAAAGAGATTATTAAGTCTTATCTAAGAAGCGTTGCCGCCGCATCTATTACAACTGCATTAGCCTTAATTGCAGATTGGAACGCTGAGTATGCAATTTTGGCAGGTGCTTTAGTTGCACCTTTGGCACGCTATTTTGATCCTGCCGATAATAAGTTTGGCATCAATAGTAAATGACCATGAACGACATCCTTGCATTAGCGGTATCAACTGTAACTATTGTTGGTGCGTTAGTGGCATCAGTGCGTTGGCTGACTAAACACTATCTAAGTGAGTTAAAGCCTGATAATAATGGCCGGCATAACCTAGAAGGCCGGGTATCACGCATTGAAGAAAAAATAGACACGCTATACGAAATCCTTATATCTAAGAAGTAAGTTAGCCTTATCCCCTACCCTATGGCCATGAAGATGTGCGTGGTTGTACCCAGTAGGGGCAGGCCTGAGAACGCCGATAGGTTGGCTAAGGCTTTTAAAGATACTAATACAGAAGCCGATCTTTATTTTGTAATTGATAATGATGATCCGAAATGGGATGAATATGTTAAAAACAAAAATATACAATGTTTACCTGCCGATAATAAAACAGGCGGTTGCGCTAACTCTCTTAATACCGGTGCGGTTTATCTTTTGGATTATTCTAACTATCCTTTATATGATTATTTTGTTTTCATGGGTGATGATCACTTACCTAGAACCCAAAACTGGGATCAAGCCTTTATTCAAGCGTTAGGCATTAACACTGGCATTGTTTATGGTGATGATTTATTGCAAGGTGCAAACCTGCCAACAGCCTTTGGTATGAGCAGGGATTTAGTAGTTGAGTTACAGGGCATGACATTCCCAGGTTGCGTACATCTATTCTTTGATAATTTTGTAAAGCAATTAGGTTTAGATTTAAACTACTTAAAATATTTACCTGATGTAATTATTGAGCATCTACATCCAGTAGCAGGCAAGGCTGAGATGGATGAAGGTTATGCCAGGGTCAATCAACCTAAGTGGTATGAAAAAGATTTACTAGCACTGCAACAATATTTGGCAAGCGCGGATTATGCAGAGTTAGTAAGAAAATATAGATGAATATACTTATTACTGGATCACATGGCTTTGTTGGCCGTGCCTTTAGGCGTGCATTACCTAACGCTAATCTAACTTTAGTTGATCTAAAAGCCGGTGTTGATTGTCGTAAATTCTTTCAATTAGAGAACAAACAATATGATCTAGTAATACATCTAGCCGCATTAGTTGGTGGCCGTATGATGATTGAAAATGAACCATTGGCTTTAGCGGTTGATCTTGCCATTGATGCTGAGTTTGCTACCTGGGCTATGAGAACAGAACAGCCTTATGTTGTTTACTTCTCATCATCAGCCGCTTACCCAATTGAGTTACAAACCCTGGCAAAAAAGAAGAAGTTAAAAGAGAAAGATATAAATTTTAACAAAATAGGTAAGCCTGATATGACCTATGGCTGGACAAAACTAACCGGTGAAATGCTTATGAATTACTTACGCGAAGAAGGCACAAAGGTATTAACCCTTAGACCATTTAGCGGATATGGCACTGATCAAGATTTAGATTATCCATTCCCATCCATTATTCAGCGTGCAATTATGAACTCTAACCCATTCAATATTTGGGGTAAGGCAACTACTACCCGGGATTTTATTCATATTGATGATGTGGTAGATGCAACCATTGAGATGGTTAAAAGTAACTGCAATCAGACTATCAACCTTTGTACAGGTAGGCCTACAACATTCTTAGAGTTAGCCAAAATAGCAATGAGTACCCTGGGATATGAAAAGACATCAGCCAATAGATTTAAGATATTGACCGATAAACCGGCAGGCGTGCCATATCGGGTAGGCGATCCAACCATGATGAGTGACTACTACACGCCAAAAATAACTTTGGAAGAAGGCGTTGAGCGAGCCATTCGTGGAATAGTTTGATCTAAAATTAGGCATACTATGGCTACTAAAAAACCCCGAAAAGTAACTAAGCGTAAACGGCGCACACCACGCAAGGCTGATGCGTTGAACAAATTAGAAAATCATTACATCACATTAAATGAAATGTACAGGGCAGCAAAAGCCGCCGGCTTTAGTAGTGATGTTGCATTTTGGTTAATAACAGAACCAGGTGCATCACTACCTGATTGGGTCAATCCGAACAATAAACCAACTGAGATCATTCCCCGAATTGATCCAACAGAAGATGAGGATGATGATTAAAACTCGCGATAAAACATTTAATGCAAGGTATTTAGTAGTGTCAGATTTACAAGTGCCATTTCAATTTACAGAAGCCGTAATCAATCTAAAAAAATTGGTTAAGGCTTTTAAATTTGATTTAGTTCTTAATGTTGGTGATGAAATGGACTTCAACACTATTTCAAGATTTAGTGAAGGCCGGGCTGAATCATTTATGCAAACATTAGATGATGATCGGATTACCTGCCAAAATATTTTGTATGATCTAAAAACTGATGTGGTATCAAGATCTAATCATTCTGATCGGTTATATAAATCTTTACAACGCATCCCAGGACTTATGGGATTGCCTGAGCTTCAATATGCAAAATTTATGGCATTTGATGATCTAGGCATCCATTACGCAAAACAGCCTTTTGCCATTCCAGGAACTAACTTTGTTATGTGTCATGGGGATGAAGGCACAATATCTAGGGCAGGCGGCGGTACGGCGTTAAATATCGCTAAAAGGTGGGGTCGCTCAACTATCACTGGGCATACTCATAGGATGG